TTATCCGGTTGGGATTTTTTTTGCCCGTTCCCCCTGTGTTGGCGCGATTTCCGGCCCTTGCCTCTTGAGCACGCCCCTCCGGAAGTCGCCGTTCCAGGCGCGCATCCCGCCGTTTTTCTCTCTCTGTTCTCTGCTGCCCTCTTGAGCATTCAAGGCCCGAAGTCGTGGATTGACGCGGGTTTGCGGGCCATCAGTTTGCTTCTTCGCTTGCTCTAGCGGGCGCGACCGAGACAGCGAATGGCACAAAAAAACCGCCTTGCGGCGGCGGGTCGGTGCGGCACGGATATCAGCGCCAGCCTGCCACCAGCGCCTCACGTTGGGCCAGCCAGGACGCCGACAACCTGCCGCGCAGCAACTGGCTGACGCCCACCTCGAGGCGTCCCAGGGCGATGGCTTCGATCAAGTCGGGGGCCAGTTGTGCCAGTCGGCTCATCTTGCTCGCTTGGCCGAGGTCAATGCCTTCGGCCGCCGCGATCTCGGTCATCGAACTGAACCGTCCTTCGTCCAGCAGGCGCTGCCAGTGGTGCGCGAGGCCGAGCGCCCGCATCAAGGGGGTGTCCTGCGCCATCTCGCGCACCTGCCGCTCACGGCGGGCCTCGTCCAGGAATTCCTGCGGCGCGTCCAGCGGCGTGATGACCTGCTTCTTCAGGCCCCGGCGCACCAGCGTCCAGGGCAGGAAGGTCTCCATCTGCACGCCGCCAGCGGGCAGCGGCGTCTGATAGGTCACCGGGTCGCCCTTGGCGTGGCCACGATGCTTGTTGCTCATACGTCCTCCTCAAAACTGGCCATCAGCTGGCGCTGGGCTTGCCAGTCGACCATCAGCCGGTTTCGCTGAAACCACATCAGGGTCAACCGACGCGGCTGCTTGCCCGCCATGAACTGCTCGACAATGTCTGGGGCCAGCAGGGTCAGGCGCAGCAGTTCGTTGACCACCGAGTGATGCAGCTTCTCGGCGCGGGCGATGGCGGACCCACTTTGCATCGCGCCGGTGTCCAGCAGGTGCTGCCAGTAGAAGGCACGTGCCAGACCATCAATTAGCGTGACGTCATGGACACTGCGTGCGTCGGTGGCCACGCGCTGGACGCCCCGACGGCGAAATGTCAGTGGCACGAAGGTTTCCATCGAATCGTCCATCAGGCTTCGACCTCCAGCAGTTCAGCACCAATGCTGTCCGGGGCGAACTCCGCGATCAGCGCATTCCAGCCCACCTCACGCCACTTCACCTTGATTCCCTGCACCTCGCCCGCATGGACGAGGTCGATGCGCTCGATCATCAGATTGGCGATGCGGTGGCGCTCGACCGGGAACAGTTGATCCCACACGTTGTTGAGCCGTCCCATCGCCATCACGGTGGTGGCCTCATCGATCTGGGCCCCGTTGCGTTGGATGTGTCGCACCACCGAGGCGATGGATTCGGGGCTGGTCAGCACCGTTCGGATCTGGGCCACCACCGCTCCTTCGATCTCTGGCGCGGGCAGGCGCTCGTAACCCTTGCCCGGCGCGCCGAACCGCGCTTCCGATTTGGACACGTAGTAGTGGTACTTGCGCCCATTCTTGCGCGAGTAGGTCGGGTACATCCGCTCGCCGGAGGGTGCGTACAGCAGGCCGCGTAACAAGGCATCGGTACGCGAGCGGATTTTGGTTTCCACCGATCGGGTGTGACCGTCCTTGGCCAGCACCTCGTGAACCCGCCCCCACAGACCGGGGTCGATGATGGCTTGATGCACCCCCGGGTACCAACTGCCCTTATGTGACAACTCCCCGAGGTAGATGCGGTTGCGCAGCAGCTTGTGCAGGTACTTTTTGTCGATGCGCGTGCCCGCCCGCGTCTGGCCATCCTGCGTCGTCCACGCCTTGGTTGTGATGCCATCCAGCGTCAGGTTGGCGGCGATCTGGGTCGGCGAGCCGATGGTCAGCATTTCCTCGAAGATGCGCCTCACCACGGCTGCCTCTGTCTCGTTGATGACCAGCAGACGGTTCTCGACGTCATAGCCCAGCGGCGGCACGCCACCCATCCACATGCCCTTGCGCTTGCTGGCGGCGATCTTGTCGCGGATGCGTTCGCCGGTGACCTCGCGCTCAAACTGCGCGAAGGACAGCAGCACGTTCAACATCAGCCGCCCCATCGAGGTGGTGGTGTTGAACTGCTGCGTGACCGACACGAACGACACACCGTGGCGCTCAAACACCTCGACCATCTTGGAGAAGTCGGCAAGGCTGCGCGTCAGGCGGTCGATCTTGTAGACCACCACGATGTCGATCTGGCCGCGCTCGATGTCGGCCATCAGGCGTTTCAGCCCGGGGCGATCCGTGTTGCCACCGGAGAACCCCGGGTCGTCGTAGTCATCGACCACCGGAATCCAGCCTTCTGCGCGTTGGCTGGCGACGTAGGCGTGGCCAGCCTCCTTCTGCGCGTCGATGGAGTTGAATTCCTGGTCGAGCCGCTCATCCGACGACACCCGGCAGTAGACGGCGCAACGTTTGCGCGCCTTGGGCGAGGCAATCTGTGCAGCGTCGCTCATTGCGCACCTGCCTTGCCGGTCAGGCCGAAAAACAGCGGGCCCGACCAGTGCGTGCCGGTGATCTGGCGGGCCACGGCTGTCAGGCTCTTGAAGGTGCTGCCCTCGTACTCGAACAGACCTTCGGCGGTAACCGCCACCTTGTGCTCGCGGTCGCCCCATTCGCGCAACAGCACGGTGCCGGGCGCGAAGTTGATGTCACGCGGACGCGCCCGCAGTTTGATCTTGGAGTGCTTAGCACCGATGGCTTCCAGCCGCTGGCGGGTGCTGTTCGACAGACCGCCGAAGGCCTCCTCCTGCAGCTTGTAGGCGATGCGCGACTCGATGAAGGCACGGTTGGGGTTGATGGGCCGGCTGCTGAAATACCGATCCCACACCGGCCACAACTCAGCGATGGGCAGGCTGGACAGCGCCGCGATCTGCGCGGCGACGGATGCTTGTTTCTCGTCCATCACAACTTCTCCTGTTGATAGGGGGTTGTATGAACGCGCTGGTCGGGCAGGAAGCCAAGGCCAACTTCTCTCTGTTTGGGCGCTTCCGCAACAGCGGTGCGGACAATGGCGTTTGCAAGGATGGCGGCGATTTCGCCAGCGCGGGCGCTGGCGGACATCTCTGCTGGAGATGCAAGTTCGATGTTCTTCATGACGGGCTCCGGGTAATAGCAACCGTCAGGAATAGTGAACCTGATCCTTCGGACAGGAGGGCAATACAGGGTAATCGGAGCAAAAAATTGCGCGTTTACGAAACAGTTGACCCGCACACATCTTGGCTCTATGATCTCAAAATTAACCAATTACGCAATTAGGAAAAAGCCATGCCTTTCGGAGACTTCATTCGCAAGAAGCGCGAAGAGAAGCAGATACAGATGAACGACTTCGCGCGTCAGCTTGAGATTTCACCTGCCTACTGGTCTCGCATCGAGCGCAACATGGAAAAGCCGCCTAAGGACGAGCTGATCCGCAGGGCTGCAGAGATTCTGGGTATCGACCCGGACGACGCTTTCGTCGAAGCCAGTCGTCTGCCGCCAGACATGCGCGAAGATGTGGCCAGCGTGGTGCGGATGTACCGCCGGGAAGTGACGGAGAAAAAGTGAATGCCGGTTCTGACCCTCGACTACCGGCATTGCGACCGCAAGCGCCCCAAATTCATCAAGCACGTTGAGATCGAAGCCATCGCCGCACAGGCCCGCCAGCAGCTAGTGGGCGTCGGTGTTGATGCCATTGCCTTCGATGCTTTGCGGCAGATCGACCGCCTGAAAATCAACAGCATCGACTTCGCGCTCGAGGTCAGCACCGAGTGCGAGGTGCATGATGAGGATGGCAACCACGTATTCGGGATCTGCGAGTACGACCCCGGTGTCCCGGATACGGCGATGGTGTGCGTATCGCCGGTCGGCGAAAAACTCAGTGAACTTCTTGCCCTCAGCACATTGGCCCACGAACTCGGACACGCGGTGTTCGATGCGCCAGGCTGGATCATGGACGGCAGTAAAGGGCCGGGACTGTTCGACGCCTTTGAACCATGTGGGCAGCGTGCCTACCGCACCACCACGCCGGACAGCGAACACTTGGCGAAAGTACCAACAGCCCCTGCAGCAGCACTGGCGACAGAAGTGCATTTTGCCGAGCTGCGCGCCAACGAGTTCATGGGGTCACTGCTGGTGCCGCGCCAACTGTTGAGCACAGCAGCAGAGGAACTGGCTCGGGAATACAACGTCTGTGTGCATCGTGGGCCTTCTCTTGATCCAGAGATCCCCGGTGCCAGCCTGCACCTCACCGCCACATCCCCCACTGATATGGAATTTCTGGAGCGGGCATTGGCCATGCGCTTTGGCGTCAACCCGCGCTTTGTGCAGGTGCGCTTGCAGCGCTACGGCCTGACCCGACCGGGGGCTGCAGTGCGCTGAACAACGAACCTCAAAACTTCCGCGCCGACCTCGCGTCGGCATTTTTTGAGCCGATTAATTAACCTCTCGCGCAATCGCGCACATTGTTTCTTAAAGGAGTGGCGTGTATGACAACAACTGAACTGAACAACATCCAATCCAGCAACGTGCCAGCGGTTGCCGAGACGGAAAATGGCAAACCCCGGACTCGCGGCAAGGACAACGGCCCCAGCACTTTGCCGCATCTGGAGCGTCTGGTTCACCTCACCCGCAAAGTGCAGCGCCCGATGCTGCTGCGGGTGCTACTGGAATCGGCGCATGGTCAGGAACTCCCTGCCGTACAGGCGCTGACCGATGAGGCCAAAGGCTCGCTGCCTATTCCATCCCGCAATGTGCTGTTCGCACTGGTTGCCGAGATGGAGGCCGAAGTACAGGCTCGCCTCGAACGTGCCGCCGAACGCATCACATTGCTGGTCGACGAGTATGGCGCGTTGGCAGTGACGGAACTGATGGATGTAAGTAGGCCCGATGATGCTGCCATTCTGGCGGCTCCGTCCGACAAATACAGCCGGGCGCTCTACCTGTATCTGGAACAGGAGTATTCGACGTCAGGCTCCGTGAAAAATCGCTTCGAGCACGCCGAACAACGCCAGCAGGTCCTGCGGCACTTCCAGAGCGAAAAATACTCCAGCCATTACCTCGGACCCAAAGGTGCGCAGCCGGGACTGGACGGGGCTGCGGAGGAAAGTTTGAAACAACGCTTGGCGGAACTGTTCCCGCAGGTGAAGGCTGATGACATCCTCGTCGAGCCATTCGCCCATCGGGAAAGTGATGCCCCCGATGCACCGGTGCTGATCTTCACGCTGTCGGCCAAATTCAACGGCAAGCACATCCATTACCCGAAAATCATCAATGGCGAGGACACCGACGTGGATGACTCGTCGACGGTCTATGTGCGCTATTCCTGGCACAGCAGCAAAGGCGAATTGTCGGTATTCAGTGACGATGAAACCGTGCGCCCCGAACTGGCCAAGGCCTTCCGCGACGTGGTGCTGGGCGGCGACGGCGACATTCACACCATGCCGATGCGTGAGTTCGACCTCATGGGTTTCTGCACGCCCGCCATCCTGGCCCGGTTCAAGAAAGGCCGTATTGCAGGCATTGAATCCATCGACATCAAGCACATTCTGATTGCCAACCCCGAAGTGCGTCAGACCACGCTGAAAAACCGGCTGATCGCGCGCCGCGTGGAGAACCCGTTGCTGATCAAGCGCGACCGTTTCGAGGATCGCAATATTTACGAGGTGGCGGGCACGGTCTATCCGCTCGTCGACCTGACAAATTACGTCGTGAAGCAGGTCAAGCTGACCTTCCGGATCGCCCCGACTGCGCATCGCAAAGCGCACGACGTGACAGTGCAGATCACAACGCCCAACGGGTTCAATGATGGCAAGTTGACCAGAGCCGATAGCGAACTGGTGTTTGCCCAGCTCATGCAACTTGACTGCGCCCGCCAGTACTGAGGTGACCATGCTGCATTCGGAATACTTG